TCTAATATTTCTAATTTATTTCCCGAATCGTAATAAGCAGTATAAACGCGCAAAACATCCCTTAATGAATTATTTGGAAGCCCTTGCGTTTGCGTTGCCCCTGAAACTAAATTTGTGTATTTTGCTTTATATGAAGTTCCTGTTTGTACCATAATATAACCGCCCCTGTAATCTTCATTCGTTGACGGGTTTTCGTAAGAATCGTAAGCGTAAAAAAACGTTCCTTCGTCGTGTAAAATATCGTATGTTAAAGCGTAATTATATTCTTGTTCGTAATACCCGAATCCGTCAAACGCCTTATATGTCGTTTCGTCTAAAAGCGTGTACGAACCTGCATCTAATTTATAACGCTTTACTTTTACGTTAGCAAATTGCGTGCTTTGAGAAACTGAATAAACATTATAAGGGGTCTGCCTTACATTCCAAGTTATGTATTCGCGGACATACGGGCTAATATTATAAAATGTTTTTAGGTTATTCGTTGCAGGAATTAATTTAGTAAAAACATATTGCGGGTTTGCGGGAGCTGCGCCTGTGCCATTCCAAATAAATAATTCTAATTTACTACCCTCTTGTCCTGATTCCGATATTTCTATTATGTAAGGTGAACGTACAAATATTCCCATTTTTTAATTTTTAAAGTTTTCGTTTAATATTTCGTTAAATAATTGTTCTGCTTCTAATCCGTATTTTTCTACAAGTACGTTCGGTAAATTCTTAAACGCAGCTTCAAAAGGTTTTGTAAAAAATAAACTTGGTTTTAAACCGCGTGAATAAATATTGCGCGCCACTACATAAGCAAGCGATTTGTAACTGCCTTTAGCGTATTGACCTTTTTCATTTCTAAATCGTAGGTTTTTACGCTTTGCCCAGCTTTGAATACTACTAACAAACGAAGACCACGTTCCGCGTTTGCTTCCGCTACCAAATTTAAACCTGCTATTCGGCGCTTGTTGTCCTTTTATTTTTGCGTTAGGACTTACATTACTTGGGTTAGCGCCTTTAACACCTTCGTTTTGATACCATCCGTATTCGTCCATTTCAAAACTTATTTGTATTGAGTTGGCGCTTTCTTTTACATAACCTTTTATTGAATTTCTCAACGAGCCTAACGATTTAGGCGCAGCGTTTTTAGCTTCCTGAATAACGTGGTCTCTAAATTCGTTTAATATTTCTTGAACGCTTTTTAACATATTGTCATATCGTTAGCAAATAATACGTCGAAAGTTAAAGTCCATCCCGCCAGTTTATTCTCGAACCTATCTATAAACGGCTCACAATTACCGTTGCCTTCAATTTGAAAAGCGTCGTCGTATAACGTTCCTCGTTTTAGCATTTCATACAACCTATTTAAAACACCTAATTGCGTATTTAAAACGTCTAATTCGTTGTCGTTGCCCTCAAATATATTTGTAGTTTCGTCTTTTGATAGGTTTACAATATCCATAGCCAAAACACTAACGTTTGCTTTTTGTACGTTATTTATGAATTGTACGTTATTAACGATAATATGAATTAAAGGGAAAATTGTTTGTTTGTTTAAATCAACCTGAAATAAATCGCCCTGAGTAATCGTGTTTACAATCGGGTCGCTATCAAAATGCGTTTTAATTTTCGTTAATAGGTTGTAATATCCTGTCATCTTCTATATTGTTTTTTAATTTCGTTTGCTTCGATTTGATTTTTCTGTTTTTCGAAAGTGAGATAGGTGAGACATTTAGTAAGTCGTAAACTTGTAACTTCATCGAATTTTGTAACGTCCCCTTTAGCAAGTCCATATAGGCTTGCATACCATCCCCAGTATTTGTTAAATTGCCCTCGTTCTGTGAAGTCGCTAAAGTCGCTTTGTTCTTCTTCATCTCGCGTTGTAAATAATTCATTGAAGCTATCAGTAATTCTTTTTCTAAATGATAAAAAAAAAGCGTTGAAGCAATAGCAATAGACACAGGCGCAAAGGTCATTAACTCCTCCATTTCGGGTCTTGGTTCGTACGGTATTATTTCGTAGTTTTTATTCTTTCGTGTTTTAATAGGTCGGTATAATACCGCGAGTGCTTTGTGGTAATTTTGCCAGCTTTGTAAGTGCGTTTCTAAGTCAACGTATTCGCCAAAAGTAATTTCTTCAAGGTTAGGGATAAAGCCAAATTCATATTCACCTAATTTAAACGTTGTTTGAAACTCAGGCTTTTCTTGAAACATTTTTGTAAAATGTATAATTAACGCATTCAAGTCAGTTAGTTTTATTTTAACAACGTCTTTTAAATCTATTCCGCAAAATATCTCAATCATTTTTTGAGCAATAAATTCTTCGTCGTTAGAATTTTCTTGCACTTTCATAAATTCCTGATACCTTTTTAGGGGTATTTCGTTTAAGTTTGTTGGTACGTTTATATTAACCTTCATATTATTATAACTTTATTTTTTATTATTGTAGTATGCTTTTGCTATTTGTTCGGCGTCAAATAACATTTTAATATGTAACATTAAGCGTTTAGGGTTGTTAAATATTATTTTTACTTTTTTATTCGTCTTTTCATAAATAAACGCTTCTACTTCTGCAATAGCCCTAAGTATTTGCGGGTCATTCATCGAATAAAATACTTACCGTAAGTTGTGTTTAAACCGAGCGTTTCCATTTCGTGGTAACGTAACGCATCAATAGCGTGGTTAAAATGGTCTATAGGTTTGTTTAATCGCATTCCTGTTTTATCCGTATCCCAACAATACGAGCGTAATTCTTTGATTAAATTACCGCTGTTTGAAGTAACAAGGTAATTTTGACGCTGCATAACATCTATTCCGTAATTAATCGAATCCCTGCCCTTTGTTACTGCTTTAATCGTCTTTCCGTAGCGTCTTATTTCTTCTATTGATTTAGGTTCTGCGCTATCGGCGTAAATTGTAACGTTATTAGGTAACTCATTTGCTATATCCGAATTTAACATACTCGTTCTATAAACTAATTCGTTTATAATTCGTGTCCCGTTATAATTGTAAACTTCGATTATTGCAGTAGGGTCGTTAGTATATCCAAAGTCTAACCCTATCCCTATTAATTTTGCGTCGTAAGGTACGCTATTAATTTGTTTCCAATTATTAAATATAACGCCCTCTAACATTCCTATTTCGCCAAGTCCGTAAACCTTCCACCAGTTTGCCCAGTAAGACGACGTAGTGGCTTTGTCGCGGTTCTTTTCTATTTGCTTAACTATTGATTCGTCTAAGGCTTCGTTATCTTTGTAAGTAAGTATTAAAAAGTCTGTGTCGCTTTCGTCTTTTAGTTCCTTATGTACCCAAAATTCATTCGTGGGGTTAAAGTCTAAATAAACAGCTTTTTTAGTTCTTATTGCAAGTTCGTTGTACGCTTCAAAAGTTATGTTATTACATTCGTTAATATACAGAACATCGCGCCTTGCACCCCTTAATTTACTTGCGTCGTCAGCGCTAAAAAACTCGAACGTCGAACCGTTTAAAAATTGATAGGTTAATAAAGATTTATTATATTGTGCTTCGTGCCATTTATTCATCCACTTCATTATTTTAATAAAGTCTTTTAACGCTCCCCGTCTTAAATGCGGTATTGATTCGGCAACTATACTAAATTCAGTTTCAGGAATAGACGAAGCCCGTGCAATTAACACGCCTAATATACCGTAAGTCTTTGAAGCGCTTGTTCCGCCCTGAACAATACGAACACGCTTTTTTAACTTTAGTATTTTATTCGTCGAAGTCGTCCGCAGAAACATCAGGAAATATTGGCTGTTCTATATTGGTTTGTTCTATTTGCTGCAAAGGTGCGCCGTAGCCTGAATCCATTAACGCTTTATATGCGTTTACATCACCCTCACGCGCTTTTTTAATTAGGGCTAAAGTCATTAAATCTTCTTGGCTCATTGTTTCGTTTTCGCCTGTCAAAGGATTCTTTAAAGACTGATTTACTTCTAACCAATAACGCGCTATTGTGCTGCGGTTCTTTGCACCTTTAGGTCTGCCGTTAGGGTTTCCACTTTCGCCTTTTTTGTATTCGTGTTTTTTTATATCGTCTTTTGCCATTGTGCTGTAATTGTGCTGTTATTGTGGTTTTCTTAATTCTTATTTTAACCTGACTTGTTTTTACTGTTTTAAACATTTGTTACTGATTTAAAATAATTCAAAAATTCGTCTTCCGTTAATTCTTCTACGCCTAAAAAATTATCGCAGTCGGTTTCAATATAGATAAGGTGCGCGTTTTGTTTTTCTAAGGCGCGTTTAATTATTTCAGCGTATTCTTTTACTTCTTTGCCGTAATCAATTAAATAAAATTTATTGTTCATATTCATTTACTAAAAGCTGTAATTTATTTATTACGTCTCGAATGCAGCTTCCGCAGTTTGTCGGTTGCATTTTTGCATTGAATACACGGTTGTATATTTTTAACATTATTTCTTGTTCGGTGGGTCTTACTTGGTTTCGTCTTTCGCTAAACCATTCAACTAAAAATTTATATTCGTCTTCTTGTAAACATTTAGGTTGAACGTAAGGAAACAATTTATTTAATTTTTCTTTACGCTCATCGCACCCGCAGTCCTCACCTAATAACCACTTTGCTACTTTAGCCACGCCAGTAACTTCTAAAACTTGCTCGATACTATCTCCAAGTCCTTTTGCTTGTTTTTTTTCTTTTGCCATTGTTTTAATATTAATTCATAATCTCCGTTTTTGTAGTCCGTGTAATCTTCGCCTACATTTTCTTTTAACTTATTTTTACAATTTTTTAAAGTCTGAAAAATACTTTTTGTACTTATTTTTGTTTCCGAACTTATATCGCGAATTGATTTACCCGTCTTTTTGTATAACTCAAATAACATTTTATCGTACCAATGCCACCCCTGCGATTCATCGTTAATTAAACATATTATTTGTTCGTATGCTTGCTTTTGAATATAGTCGCTTTCTTCGCATTGTAATTCCCCAAGTTCTTCAATACTTATTTTTGGATGTTTGTTTTTGTGCTTTTCGTAATCTAAATATATGTTTCTCAATACAAAATACATAAAGCCTTTATTGATTTGGTTGTTTTGTATAATGCTTTCAGGTTTGCAGTATTTTGTTATTCTTAAATACGCTTCCTGAACTATGTCTTCAGCGTAAAAATATTCGCCAAAACTTTGAACTACTTTTACATAGTCTTTGTGTTCTTTAGCAACTATTTTTAACCAATCCATAAAAACAAATGTATGATTATTTTTTAAACATACAATAGACGAAAATATAAACAAATAGTTGTTAATAAAAAAACCCGCTATAAAAGCGGGCTTTTGCCTTTTTCATAAAATTGCCTGCAAATGTATTTATCTATTTTTTGCAAGGTTGATAAGGTTACGTCTTTTCCTTCTAAAAATTTATCTAAATTGTACTGGTGGAACTTTTCGCCTTTTAACTTTATTTCTTGTACTACTTGGTTTCGTGTTTTTTTACGCAGCAACTCCTCGAGCAAGCGACGTAAAGTAAAATCGTCAATATACATAACTAAAAAGGTAAGTCGTTTATTTCTGAAGGGTCAATCCATTTTCCTTTAATTTCTCCATCCTCCTTCTTTTTGTACGGCTCTGAAATCTTTACAGAAAAGTAATTAATTCCTTTAGCGCTTTGCTTAACCCATAACGCTATTTCTTTGTCTTGTCCATCTACGTTAATCGTTCCTTTGTAGTCGGGGTGCGTGTCCGCTTTTTTGTCGTTTTTAAAAATTGCACCCCCGTTTACTTTTGTTTCCATTTTTATTTATTTATTTGTTTTTTTAATTCTTCTATTTCTGCATTTAAAACTTCTTTTTCAGCTTTATAAGATTCTATAGCTTTTATAACTAATCTTTCATAATTATTTATTAATTCTTTTGTTAATTCTGGATCATCACTTTTAGTTGTACCATAATTTATGTATTGTCTTATCCAGTACGACACGTTGCCACGTCCTTTTTTCTTTGCTTTGATTAGTTCAGCTTCCGTGAGCCGAATGGTTAGCAGTTTGTTTTTATTGTTTTTCATTTTTATTTATTTATTTAGTTTTTCTTTGCAAATTGTACCATAAAGTGGTATATAACGCACAATTTTACTTATTTCGTTCCTTTTTATTACCACTTATTAGTTGTTATTAATAACATCTTATTCTGATTTAAAGGTTAATTCATCTAATTTTATTTGGTACTCTTTACCATCTTTAAAGCCTTTTAGGTATTCTTCTGCCTTTTGACTTCTCTCTTTTGCTTTGGCTTGTTCTTTTAAACTCATTACTTCTTGGTAAAATTGTCCCGCTGCTGGGTCAATAAACTCTATTTCTTCAATTTTATCAAATAACCATTCTACTGCTGTCTGTTTCATCTTATTCTGATTTAAATGTTTCTTTGTAGTATTGTTCTGCTTCTGGTTTGTAATATTTATCTTCCAATGGATTGAGCATACTATCTTTCCAAGCTGATAACCAAGCATCTATTATCTGCTCCTTCTCCATTTCTTTGGCTGTTTCATATAAGAAATCAATGGTGTCTTTACCTGTTAATTTTCCTGTAATTAATTTTTTATAAAACCATTCTACTGCTGTCTGTTTCATATCGTATCAAATAATTGGTTATAATACTCACGCGCTAACTCTATTTTTTCTTGTATTTGCCAAATTACTGTTTCGTCGCGTTCTACTTTGAAAACTTTGATTCGTCTTTCGTTAGGAATTTGGTCGAAGTTATGTTTCTTTTGTACGAAATCACGGATGTCTAAGTCTTCGTCTATTTTGTGCTGCTTCCAGTGTTCGCGTCTAACTTCGTCTTCTACAATATCGGAAGGCGTGTTCATTAAGCAGTAACACAATAACGCTTCGTTTTTTCCTGTTAGCCATAAGTAACCTTGTAATTGAAAATAATAATCTTTATTAGGTATTTCAGTTTCAAAAAACGGAAACGTTGTAGCATCCCAAGAAGATTTTACGTCTAAAAGTATTTCGTTCGTGTTTACGTCGGGAATACCGCTTATAAAGTCGTTCTCGTAGTGTTCTTCATTCTTGTAAATAAAACCTAAGTTTAAAACCTCATTAACGAAATTTATTGCTTCGTCTTCTACTTCATTTCCTTTGTCCGTGTATCTACTCCAAAATTCTTTTTTAATTCCGTATTTGTGTTCTAATACTAATTCCTGAATATAAGTTTTAGCTGTTTGCGATAGGCTCTCCCCTTTTGCGCGGGGAGTAGCCATAAGTTTTCCGATTTGTGATGCTCGTATTTTCATAACTCAGTTATTTGTTTAAGTTGTGACGCGTCTAAGTCGAAAGTTTCAATTAACTTTTCTAACTCATATTCTCCGTTCTTAATTGCTTCGATAGCTTTGTTAAAACGTGTAGCGTCTATTTTAGCTTTTTTCTTTTTTACTGGTTCGTCTTTTACTTGTTCACCACTTGCATCCGTGTCTTTGTCCGTAACTAATCCTAAAGCTGAAGACAAAGCGTAACGACGATAATACGTTACCCCGCTACCAAAAGACTGATAATCATTCATTCCTTTTAACGCTACGTTTGGAATTTCTACCATTGAATCAAGACATTCGCCACTTTCAACGTGAAAAACAGTCGTACATAGGTAGGTAGTACCTTCCTTAGTGTTTAGAGTTTGTGTGAATCCTAATCCGTGTTTTTGTAGTAACGGGTTAATAACTTCAAAGATTTTCGGTAAGTCAGCGTATGAATAACCGTAACCTTGTGTCGCCTTGTGAATTACAGGCACTTCTTGTTGGAACGTAGCCAACGATTTAAACAAATTTTTCATAGGTGTTAAATTAAAATTATAAGCAAATATAACTATTATTTTTATATTACAATATATTTTTTAATCTTTTTTTTTAATAACATAGCTTCCAAATAAAATTAAAGTTCTTAATATCTCTTAAATGTAATTTAGTCATTTGGTCATTTCTACCTTTTCTGCTATAAAGTTTTTTGTAACAATCTTTAAAATTTTCAACGTATTCTATTTTTACGTTTTTTCTACAATATGTTAGTAATTCTTCTTTTCGTACTATCCAAAAACAATTTTCAAACTGAAAAGCAATCCATTCACAACAAGAAGCATCACTACAACTTCCTGCATTACCTTGAACATTTTTAAATTCTACTACAATAAAGCCTTCTTGATGCGATTTTTTAAACCCTTTAATGTCAATCCCTTTTCCATATACCCAAAAATCAATATGGTTAATATCTTCATTTTTATTAGACTTTTTATAATCAATATTATTTAATTTACACGCCTTTATAAATGATTCTTCTCCATTTTTCCAAGTGCTTAAACTACGATTATAATGTTCAACGCTGGACAATTCAATAGCTTTATTAGATACCATATTCTTTAATCTTTTTTTTGTAAATGTCTATTATTTCTTTTAGTTCTTCTTTTGTGAACTTTCGTGTTTTCTTAGCTTCAGCATCTAATAAGTTAAATTTATCCGCTCCTATCTTTTTTAATAGGTTTTCACGGTAATTAATTAAATTTCCTGAAAGAAACGTATTACAATGTTCGCATTGTAAGTGTACGTTGTCTTCGTTAAACCTTACGTTCCAATGGTTGTTAGCGTTCCAAAAATGCCCAGCGTTTTCTTTTTTTGGTAATTTTTGGCAGCTTATACACACGTTTCCTTTGTCGCGTAGTCTTATGTATTTATTAAAAGTTATTTGTGCTAATTTAAGGTAGTCTTGTAAGGTCATAAGGTCAGCTTTCATTTTAGCTTTCGTCTTTTTCCAAGTCTTTGCTTTAGCTTCTTCTACGAAAACACGGATGCACTCCTCGTTATTGCAGTATTTTTGTAAGAAGGTTTTAGGTTCAAACTTCTCTTTGCAGTTTTTACAACGCATATTATAAGTTTATATCCTTAAATTTTACTTGGTTTTTTAAGTCTATAACCTGATTTTTCAAGTCAAGGTTTATAAGTTCTAATCGAAATAAACTTTTGTTAGCGATGCGATATTCGTTTTCTAAGTCTACAAAAACACGATGTATTTCTTTAACGTCTTTTAAACTTGCAGACATAGAATCTATTAAGTCTTTTCTATTAGGGTGGTTTTGTTTTATTTCGTCTAACGATAGGCTTATTTTAGCTTGTAATGCACCTAATTGAACGCTTGTTTTTAGTAGTATTAAATCTTCCATAATTAAAAAGGTAAGTCTTCTGATAATCTACGCAACTTTTCAGAAGTGGTTAATATTTCGTTTGTTTCTATTCGTGTTTGTTTAGGTGGTTTAGGTCTTAAATTTTTTAAAGGGTCAACGCCTGCAACCGTAAAACCTAAACCCGAATTAAAGTCAAATAATACAAAGTCGTCTATTCCGCTTATTTGCCCGCCTGTGTCCGTGTCTTTTATTTTTTCTACGCTAATTAAAGTAACGTATTTCATTGATTCGTGTTTTACTAACCTGTGAATTACAAACATATCATCGCACCTATTTAAAAACGCTTTACCGCCTTCAATATGGTCTTTCATCGGCGGCTTCAAGTGTCCTTTCCAAATATGGTTATCAGCGTACAAATTTCCGCTTCTCCCGCTTTCAGTTGTCGGGTGCGTATTAATGTATAGTGTCTTACTTGTTTCGTTTACAAATTGCCTTGCAGCATTTAAAAAATAATAATTTCCTTCGTAACCCATTTGCCTATCTAAGCCCGTATAAGGGTCAATTAAACAAACTTGCGCATCGCTTTTACGAAATATCGTAAATAAGTCTTCGGGTTTGTATAGCTTCGAATTATCTACAAAGTCAAAATACTGTTCTAAATACGCCGAATAAGTTTGTATTTCACTAATTGAAAGCTCTTTGAATTTTTTACCCGTGTAAATTTGTAGCATATCGCGTAAAATTTGCCCGTATTGATTCTCCCCGCTCCATAAACAAAAAGTTAATCCGTGTTTTAGCGCCAACGAAAGAAAGTACCAATTTATCCAGTACGACTTACCTACGTTATCGTGTCCTAAAATAATATTAAGTTGTTTAGGTTTGTAGCGTAAATGGTAATCTATTGCGCAGTCTAAGCCTAAACCTTGCTTAATCTTTCCTTCTTTGTAGTCAATTAAGTATTGTAGGTATTGTCCTTTATTGTTTAGCATTTCGCGGGTCTTTTTCGTATCCTAATTCAATAGCTTTTTTTACAAGCGGGTCTAAATCTTCGTACTTAATTTTCAAAGGTTGTTTAGGTTCGTTTTTCTTTAGCCATTTTTTCGCAGTCAAATATAAACTTTTAAACTTTTTATTGTCTTTATAGTTTTCAATAGCGTCTAAAATATCGTCAACTTCTTGTTGTGAATAAGTAGTTAGTAGTTTGTTTAATTCGTCTTTTGACATAGACAAGTGAGCGAAGCTTCTATATATATCTTTAGATATAACTATATCACTATCACTTACAGCTATTTTTGCTATACCATTTATGCGTTTGCTATCATTTGCTATATTTTGCCATCGTTTGTTAGCACCTGTTTTACCCGCTATACTTCGCTTTTCTTTCGTTTCTTCGTATTTAACTAAATCACGTTTTAAACTTTGCTTAATAGGTTCAAATGCTATTTCGGTAAGTACGTCTTCAGCAGTTGGGTCTTGGTCATTTACATACCTAAGAATATGTTTAAGTAATTTGCCAGCTTGTTCGTTAGTTAGCTTTTCAACGGTGTGAATAATATCACAATATAAAATAAATCCTTTTTTGTCTTTAGCCATAATTCTGTATAAAATAAAAAACCCTCGCTTTATCCGTAGCCTTCAACCTCTACTTCAAAAACAAGGGTAGTAATACCGTAGCACTTATAACGTTGAAGGAGTGCGTGTGCAAATATAACGTTTTTCACTTATAAAACGTTGCTTTAGTAAATAAATATTCTTCATTCAATAACTTGCGTTTTATACCTTGTAAATCAGTAGTGTTTTTACATTCTAAAATATCAGATATTAACTGAGTTCCGTTGTATTTTTGTTCGTTTTTTTCTATCAAGTCAACGTTAATTTTCTTTGGTTCGTAAAACATTTCACGATATTCTTCTACGTTATGCGAATACAATTCGTCTTTATAAAGATGGTAGGCGTAATGTTTTTTAATTCCGTTAATTATTGTAGCGTGGGTCTTTTGGAATAACCTGCCTATTTCTACTAACGACATCCCTTCTTTGTGTAACATCGCATAAATAAAACTACGTTTGTCTAAAAAAGTCCTGTAGCGTGATTTAGTTACTAATCCGTCTTTTTCTATTATCTCTTTTATTTTATCAATCTTGTTTTCCATACATTAAAATTATTATTGTTTCAAAAATTAAGTCTATAAGTAATTTCATTTTATTATATTTTAATTTGTCTTAAAATAATGTTAATGCTATATTTTTCTCCATTTCAAAACGTTTTTCAGCCAAACTCAAATTAATTTTAGCTTGTTTAAAATAACTATCTTTTAATTCAATTCCTATTGCTTTACGACCTAAACTAACTGGAGAATAAACTTCACTGCCTACACCCATAAATGGAGTTAAAACAACTTCGTTAGGATTAGAATATAATTCAATTATTCTATCAATTACATCTAATTGTAAAGGGTGTACATGTTTTTCGTCGTCCTCTTCTTTTGAATCTCTAAATGGTAATACATTATCTATTCTAATATCGTCCCAAACAGATGAAGCGTAACGCTGCCAAATGTAATGGCTTAATTTATTGCTTTTAGGATCTTCATGGTTAATATATTTTTTATTCAAATATTCCCATAATTGAGCCTCGTTTAATTCTGAATTATTTGCATTATTCCACGCTGTTAATATATTTGGTAAAATAGGCGTAGCTCCAAAATATCTTTTTAATCCATGAGGATGAGTAACTGGTACTTGGTTTTCGCCTTTTTTTGTAAATATCAATACATAATCTGGCATCGCTGTAAAACATTTTGTAGTATCTTCGACTATAAACTTGTGCATTAAAGACTGTACCATTGTACGCATGCGAACCTTTAAAGGCTCTTTCCAAATTGTAATCCTATTTCTGTATTCAAAACCGTATTTTTCGTGTATGCGTATTATTTCATGAGGAAAATCCCACAATCTACAAGTATTATCAAATACATCCGTAGCGTGAACGGCTGTAATTCTACCAGCTTTTGTTACTCTTGAAATTTCAGATACTAAAAATTCGTATTGTTCTAAAAATTGTTCCTTTGATTCGCAATTACTAAAATCATTTGGACTACTTGAATAATTGTATAATCCTGCAAAGGGTGGAGAATATACCGATAAATCAATACTTTCGTTTTCTAACGTTGGCAATACTAACATACAATCTGAATTGTAGATTGCATAATTTTCAGTTACTAATTGGTCTTTTACTTTGTTTTCCATTTTTGTTTTGTTTTTAAAATTTAGGTTTTATTATTTCTTTGTCGAACTCTTTTACATTATGTACAAAGGATGAGTTCACTGCCTTTGTCAAATTTTCATATAATTCAATGGCTTTTTTTGTTTTTTGCTGTAATGCTTCAATTACTCGCGTTTGACCGTCTGAAATAACCATATCAATAGTTACGTCTTTTGTTTGTCCAAAGCGCCAAAATCTACGAATAGCTTGATAATATTGTTCATACGACCATGTAGGAAAAAATACCGAGTGATTACAATGCTGCCAGTTTAAACCCATTCCAGTCATTTTAGCTTTTGTAATAATTCTATCAATATTACCTTTTGCAAAATTTATTAAAATATCCTCTTTTTTATCAATTGACATAGAACCAATTATTTCAACTGCGTTAGAATCTAAATCTTTGAGTAATGCACTTTCTAAATTTAAATTACACCAATATACAGATACTTTATTTTGAGCTAATTCAGCAGCTTTTATACAACGCTTTTCAATTGTTTGTACTTGTTCGTGTTTTATTTCAGTCATTGATTTTGCAATAGGTGTAAACATTTGTATTTGACCATTTACATCAATTAAACTTTGATTTTCTACAATATGTTTTTCAATAATTAAATTAGGTAAATTATATCTATTATTAGAAAAACCTAAATCGGAAGGCATTTTAACCATAATACTCCATTGATTAACCCATGCAAAAAAATCTTTTTCAGCATGAGGTTTTAAATAAAATTTTTCACCGATATTTCTATTATTTGAATCTACTGAATTTTGATTATTCTTAAAAAACTTTGTAAGCATATCCATATAACCCATATATCCAAGAGCTTCGGAGCTTGTACCTAATTCTATAAAATCATTTGGTGAAGGTGTAGCCGTTGATAAAAACCGATAAGGCATCTTTTTTATAAATGCTGTAATTTGATTTTTTATTTTACCGTCAAAGTTTTTAAGTATAGAACTCTCATCTAAAATGCACCCAACAAAATCATTTGAGTCTAAATAGTGCAAACGTTCATAATTACATATAATAATTTTACCTTTTAATTCGCCTTTTAATGTTTGGTAAACGTCTGCTATTTGTAGTTTTTCGGCTTCTTGTACAAATTGAAACCCAACGGCTAAAGGGGTTAATATCAATACACGTTTATTTGTTTCTTTAACAATATTTTGAGCTATTGATAATTGAATAAGTGTTTTACCTAATCCAGTATCAGCAAAAACAGCCATACGACCTTTTTTTACTGCTTTTTCAATAATTGCTTTTTGAAAATCAAACGCAATATTTGGATAATAATTTGGATTGAATCCAAACGAACCGAGTAAATGTTTTTTACTTTCTAAAAAATTTAAATATTCCATTTTTTTTTATTTGATTAATTCTACTTTATGAATAATCTTTTCCCAAACGTCAGCTTTGCGTTTTGCGTCTTCAGGCGAATACGCCCAAACTATTTTATACGATAGTTCTTTTTTGTTTCCAAGCGTGAACCATATCCAAACCTTGTACTTATTCATAGCTCTGAAATGGAACTTTTAAACCATAAGATACGTCGAACCATCCCCACGCTTTTAACGTATGCGCTTTCGTGTATCTAAATTGCTGACGCGCTTCTTTTAACCACCATTCTTTAAACTCTAAATACTTTTCGTAGGTTATTTCGTTTGTGTACCAATTTGATTCTTTTTGGTATAGGTCAATTGGCAGTCCAGCTATTTCTAACTGCTTCTGAATAGCAGCTAAAACAAACGCTTCATTTGTTGGATATTTTCTTTTTTTCATTTCGAAATAATTTTTGTTTAGTTTCTATATTAATCGTGTATTCTTTAGCCTTACAAACTGCTATGTACAACTCGAAGTTAAAATTTCCGTGTCGCTTCCAGTATTCTATTTGTTTTAGTAGTGTCATCATAACTTTTCTATTTCGTGTTTTACTTCAATTAAATACTGATGCGCTAAACTGCCTTCATTGATATATAAACCATTTCTAAAGTCTAACATTTCATCAACTGCAATCAATGCGCATTTAATCGCGTGTGGGTATAGCATACACATTGCTTCGTTATCACATTGTAAATCTACGTTGAACATCCTTTCAACTAATTCTTTTGCTTTTTCTTTTGCTGTCATAATTCAATAGTTTAATTAGTCGCAATCAGTATAAAAATGTATTATTCTATTTTCTAAATCAAAGTCGTCGGGACATTCCTTAGCGTACTTAATTAATTCAGCTTCTAAATAATTTTCCATACTATCGCTTACAATAAAGTTTTTAGGGTCTTGCTCGTAATTCCAAAATAAAGATTCTTTAATTCGCAAAATATTAACGGAATGCGCTTTGTAGTCAATGCAATAAACTGCGCGTACATAAAACGTATATCCGTCGTCTTCCCAGTTAAAATCTATTTCGCTTGTATTTGGCGCGTAGGTGTGTTCAATATAAAAATTTTCTAAGTTCATTTTATTCGATTTAAGACGTTATTAATTAAGTAGGTATATGATTGTACCAAACACTACTATAAAAGCCGTTAAAGGCGCTAAAAAGTGGCTTAAAAACGCTTTATGCTCACTTGTTCTCGGTAGGAAGTTTTCTAATTTCATTTTTTATTAGTTTTGTTTAATTTGATAGGTTGCAAAAGGTGTCCATAATGTTTCACCTTGTAGTAAATGATATTCAATATCAGTCCAGTATCCTGACAATTTTTCTTTTGCATATTTGAAACTTACTATTGTTTCAGTTCCAAATTCTTTACAAGTTCTAATGACTTGTGGCTTTTTGTTAGTTTGCTTTTTCATAGTGTTTTTATTAATTAGTTATATGCAAATATAATACTTTTTAACAAACTACAAACATTTTTGTAAAAAATTTTAAAATATTTTTTTTCAGCGCATAAAAAAAGGCGATATTTCTACCGCCTAATTCTAATTAAACATTATGAAAACACGAATCTACAAAGGAAATTTCATACTATCAATATTTCTTGCATAATAATCTCCATTATCAATAATTCGCGCATATTCAATAGTAAGTACCCTTCCGCCTACGGGCTTCATAGGTGCGCCGCGTTCAACGTGCCAACCATACGCTCCGTCCATATATTCTTCTTTGTACGTTCCTGTAATCATTGAATGAATTTGTTTATGGTTAAAGTAATAACCTTTTGTCGGTTGAAAACTTATTGAATCGCGCACGTCGTTACGCGCTGAATTTTCGTGTATATGCCCCATCGTAAATACATCGTAGCCCTCGAATGATTCCATAGCACGCGTTAAATTCAATGCGCCCTTTGTAACTATTCCGCCGCCACCGTTACCGTGAAAATATTTTATCTTTGTCGCCATCCGTGTATTTGCACGAACTTTTTGATTAACAATAAACCAACCGCCATAACCGCCCGTCATTATATTTGACCCAGCTTTGTAATTAAGTAAGGTAACGAACCTTTGTATAATATCCGTTTCGTGTTTTCGTATAATAGACGTTTCGTGATTGCCGTAACCAATTACAGTTATTAAATTAGCATACGGCAAAAAGAAATCTACGGCGGTTTCAACTATACTATCGAAGTACCTTGCGTTATTGTGTTCGGGTCGAATGTCGCTTTTTACTTTTCTGAAGTCATAAGCCCCCTGCATTAAACAAAAGGTATCTCCATTGAACATTACGGGAATATTGTTTTTTAAGCAATAGTCTAAATCGTGTTTTAGTAAAGCCCAATCGCATTTAGGGTTATCCCAGTGTATGTCCGAAAACATACCTAATTTAAACAGCGTTCCATCTACACGCAATTCGTGTATATTGTTAGCGTGTTTTATTAGGTTCATATATTCAATTTTTGCGCAGCTTTTTTAAATAAGTATGCAACTATTAAACCTAATAAAAAACCTATTAACAATAAATATAAATTAGGGCGTTTTTTTGATTTGGCTTCGGCTTTTGCTTCAGCTTGTTTTGTCTTTTCTTTTATCCTGATTGTGTCGCGTTGAAACCTTAACTCGGTTTTAATTTGCCATTTGGTTTTTGGAACGTAAACTTTTTTGTATTGAATAACAGTATCTTTTGTCGTTAGTATCTTTTCCCAAAAAATAGTATCGTTTACTACATAAGGTATTGAATCAATAGTGCTAATTCTTATTGTGTCGCCTGTTTCTTCGCATCTGTAACCTTTTTTAATTGCTTTGTTTAAATGGTATTCCGCGCTGCAAGAATACAAAAACACGAATAGAATTAAATACCTCATAAACCTTTTAACATATTAATTAATCTCGGACACGGGTAAACGTCCGATTTGTCTATTCTTACTGAGTTATGCGTAAACACGCCCTTTTCGCCTTTTAACGCCCTATTGTTTAAGGAAAATATATCTTCGCTATACTTTAAAGGTATTCCGTACGTTGAACCTAAATAAACTAATAATTCTTTTGTAGCCGCAATTTGTTTATCGGAATATTTGTGCCAAAATTTATGCTTCTTAAAAGGCGTGTCAAGTTCCGTTACCTCTGAAGCGTCAACAACGCCACCGACATAGTTATAATATTTTCCGCCTTTTTCTACTAAATACGCCCAGTTAGTAATTTCTATTCCTACGGAATATTTATCTAAATTTTTGTACGGCAGCCCTTGACCTTTAAACACGCTATCTTTTACGCCTAAGTGCCACGCCCACTCCCGCGAACTAAACGCCTGCGCTATTGTGCCGTCGTAACCAATTACAAAGGCAGTTGCTACGCGTTCTTTATTATTTGCCCATCCTTTAATAGTGGCAACCGCATTTTTATTGCCCGCAGTATGGTGTAAATAAATTTGATTTTTGCTTGTGTCTTCCGCAATATATTGCGAAGAAGGTAAACGTTCCTGAATTATTTTTGTAGTGTCCATTAATTTTTAAACTTGTCGGCTTCTTGTTTTGCGCGTGTAACAAAATCTTTTAAACTTTTAAGGATGTTTTTACCCGTAACCGATTCAAAAGATTCATTTATGGAAATAACTTCTGTAAATACACAAAACAAGGTAACGGCTTTAGTTATTATTAATTCAATAGATATAAAGTGAGCGACTAAGTCCGCAGCAACGTATTTTTCTACAAAAAAAACAAAAGTAATTGCCAGCGTGTATAATAACGCTTTGCTTATTGTATTTGATAGCCTGCGCGACTTAAAAGAACGCCAACCGTTCTTTTTTACACTGCGCCATATTCCAAAACCTGTATCTAAAATAATTGCCAAAATGGCAATATAAATTAAAGGTTTTATCGGCGCTACAACTGACAACAAAGACGAAGAAATTATTAGTAATTTAGTTTTCATTATTTTTTAAGATGTTATGTCGCCATATAAATACCATTCGTTCGTATCCCTTTTATACAAATATGCAACGCTATATTTTCCCGTAGTTTTATTTTTGGCGTTTATACTTCTTAGCGTAACGCCCGCATCAGGTGTTACTGTAACCTGCCCGTCTCCATATTGAGTTAGAATAATAATAGTACCCGCCAAAAATGAAACGCTTGCATTTGTTGGTATCGTTAGGTTTTCCGCAACGGCGTAGTTTAATTCAACAAAACAATTTGCGTCTTCTATAACTAAAGTATGTTTTTTCGAGTACGAATTTTTTTTAACATTAATAATTTCGCTACCCAAAACGTATTTACTCGCAAAAACACCGCCGC